TATGGGTCAAAATAAATTGCTTCAAGTTTCTTATTTGGATATTCCCTAATGTATAGGCAGACCCAGTGCGCTCCTGAATTATCCTTACCATCTTCATCTAATGCGTCTTGACTATTAATTATATACCCCTTGTTATATTCAATCTTCCCAATCTCGTCCTTGAAGCATACTTTCGCAAGGGGAATATTCATTCTCTTCGCTAAATCTATAAGTTGCGTATTTGTTAAACTCATTTATACATAAACAACAGATAATATTTTTTAGATATTAAACATTTCCTAAACCTTTATCTAATAATTCTTTTGCTTGTTTTGCTTGTTGGCGTTTTTCTCTTGCTTTCGCATTAATTTTATCTCGGTTTTGCTCTCTATATTTTTTGTTTTTTTCAATAATATTGTCTTTATGCCCCTCTCTATATCTTTTGTTATATTCAGCAGTATCGTCTTTATGTTCTTCCCTATACACTTTCTTCTTTTCATTAATAACCTCCTTATGCTCGTCGTAGTATTTTTTTCTATATTCAACAATATCGTCTTTATGTTCTTCCCTATACACTTTCTTTTTTTCATTAATAACCTCTATATGCTCGTCGTAGTATTTTTTGCTATATTCAATACGCTCTACCTTATGCTCGTCGTAGTATTTTTTACCATATTCACAAAGTTCCTCCTTATGCTCGTCGTAATACTCCTTTTTTGTCCTCGTTGGTATATTCTTATTAACACATTCATTATTCTCAATATACCACCTCTCTCGTCTGTGTAGTTCAACCTTTTCTTCATAATTGACTTTTTCTACAAGGGATATATCATAATCCCCATTCTTAATTATATCAAAGGACTTACACCCCCCTCCTTTCCCATTACACCAATCTTTATAATGTCCCCTGTGATGTGCTAATCGTTTCCCAAGCAGTCGCTCACTCGTAGAACCATAATAAACATTTCCATTCGTATTATCATAAATCTTATAAATACTGCCGCTATACATCATAATATACCTTAATATATCATAATGTTTCTAAATCAATTTTATATTTAATTAAAAGACACCTCCTTTATGTAATTTTGTTGGTAGTTGCTGATGGTGGTTCTCAAAATGGGTTTGTGATTGGCGGGTTTGATGCTGTCCTGATGTGAGAGTATGTTTTGCTCCAACCAATCCAGTCGTTTTCTTCATTCCATACCCAGCGAACACTCCTGAACCAACAGGGTCGCCCGATGTGTATATCCCTTTACCTCTAAAAGCATTACCAGCATATAGTCCCTCTCCCCCAATACCACCAACCCAGTTCGCAGTTAATGGTTTATTACCAATCATAGAAGAGTTAAATACGAGTTCAGGGCGGTCGGCAACAGCGGAAGACTGACGCATTTGTGCGGTTCTTGCTTTCGCAACCTTACCTTGTAGCATACCAAGTTCCGCATCTCCTCCCCCTGCTCGTTCTAAAAATCCAGCATTAGAACCTGTTTCTTGTTTCATCATATCAAGAAACTTCATATAATCGCTCTGTGTATCAGTAGCGGGTTCAGCAACAACCGCCTTCTTCTTGTCCTTCTTACCAAAGGTCTTCTTGGTCTGTTTCTTCGCCGCTTTTCCTCCTGCTTTACCCGCTTCCTTACCTAATTCCTTACCAACAACGGCAGCAAGTGGGACGAGTTCAGGTTGCCCTGCCGCAATTGCTAATCCAGTTAAAGCACTCGCTGCTAATTCGGGGGCATACTTTACTGCCTTGTCTATCACAACATTCGCCGCCTTTTCAGCAATTGGGGCAACTACGGGGGCAATTGTTTTAACTACCTTTTTAGTAGCATTTCCTACGGTTTTAGCAGCACCCGCCACAGATTTACCTGCTTTTTTGAAAGCACCACTAATTTTGCTGAATATACCTCTGCCTTCCATCGCTGCCTGTTGGTTCTGTAAAATCTCATCAGGGTCTAATGCGATTTCCACACCCTTACCTCTGCCGAAAGATTTGGTAATAATGCTATACTTCGCTGGGGAAACCATAAGGCATACACCCTCCCCTTTCATAGCGGGTTTAATCCTTACCTTGTGTCCGTTGCGTAATCTACTTACTTGTTTAGGACTGCCTTTAAAGTCAATTGGTTTGAACTTGTAGTCCATCTCGCCTTCAACAAAACTCGCCATATTATACTCTATAATGAGAAAATAAATAACGGCATTTCCTAAATATGTATATAAAAGGGTTATAGAAATATCACATCTTTTGCTAAATCCATATTCCAACATATCCATAAAGTGTAGAATAGACATTTGGTTTTCTCTCCCATTACCTTCTCAAAGTTGTATTTTTCTTTCGGGATTATCAATTGGAACTTACCATATTTATCACTCATTTCCTTAAAATATTTGGTTTGGATTGTTGTTGAGGGTAATAGCAACATAAACGGGGTATTGTTCTCAATAAATCGCAACATTATACTCTCTTTCAGTTTAATCTTGTCCGTCTTATACGGGGGATTATCCACTACTACTACATTCTCGTAGTGTGGTTTTACTTCCCAAAAATCTTCGTCATTATGGATTACATTAAACCCCTTTTCTTCTAAATAGTTCTTACAATATCCATCATTATAGAAGGGACACCATATCATTTTATTCTTCGGCATATAAGGAATGATTTTATCCCATATATAAGGGGTTGTGTTCCAGTCATTACCACCATCACCCTTTCCATAACATTTACCATTTGATGCTTTTAATACACTCATTTATATAGATGAAGATTAAAAATTGGATAATATATATCATAAAATTATTATATAAATTATCTATTCAGTTATTCGCATATTTGCTCTTAAACTCTTGTTCCTGTGAGGGCGTCAATTGAAATCTCGGTTTCGTAAGATACGAAGACCATAAAGTCAAGGGTTTTAGCAGAGGCATTCTGTCCTACGAGTTGGACGCTCTTGGGGACAGCGGTTTCTACGGGCAACATTCGGGAAAGGTCAAGGTAGTAGTAAGAACCCGCCATATCGAAATCTAATTGACTAATTAAACCTGATGTTAAACCGTCCGTTTGCCCGCCATTCACACCATTAGCACCCGCAAGTTGATTGTTATATTCTTGGAATGCGAAACGCTGGGAGTTGTATATAGTGTTTTGCCCGCTTACAACACAATTGAAAGAAGTAAGCATAACTAATGGGGCAGTAGCACCACAACCAGCGGGGTCATAAGGAGATTGGTAAGAAGGGATTGTTAATTCATTACCACCAGCACCTTTTGCGAGAATGGGGACAATAAGAATGGATTTCATATTGGCGATGCCGTTGGAAATCAACTGATTAATTTGTCCGCCAGCAGCGACATTTAGCACTTGGTATTGGTAAGCATCTTCGTATTTTATCGTTTTTACTGGACTGGATAAAAATGCCGTTTCAAAAACGGGGTCAAAGGCATACGCTGGGACATATAAGTAGATGCTTGAAGCAACCTTACCAACAGGGACAGTAGCAAGTTCGGCATCAAGACACTTGTTTCCAACGGACACATTAGCAATATAAGTTCCATCACCAAGACCAGCACAACCCGAACCTGCTTCACCAGAGGCAATCATCAACGGGTTAATTCCACCTACTGCGTTAGACACAGAAACCAAAGTTTGAACGCCCGAAGCAACAGAGAACTTGGTAGAGCAATTGTTGAGAAATAGCGTCGCCTTCATATATGCGCCCTTCAAAATTGGAATGCTATTGAAGAATGGGTGAAGATGTTTCAAGTAAATAGTTGCCTGAACGGAGATTTGGAAAACACCAGGAGTAGAAGGATTAATACCGTTGGTCTTGGTAGAAATATGAGATTTCCACACTTGCGTAGCAGTAGTTGATGTTAGAAAATCATTATAAGTAGCATCATTTCCACCACAGACACCAGCGGGGTCAAAGTTGATGTATTGCTGACGCTTGTATAGACCAACATTACCAGTTGAGCGTTCATAATCATTATGCTTACCACCCACAGCGGCGGCAACAGCAATACCATTCTTGTTATTACAAAGACCCTTACCTCTTACAGTATTAGCATTTTCAAAAGACCAAGCAGAAGGAGTATCAGGGTAAAAACCGATTGTAGCACCCTGTTTAGCAATATCACCAAGTGATAGAGTAGTCATCAACCTAAATGCGTTAAGCATAGAGGTAAAAGGTGTCTGTTGGACGATAGAAACCCCGTTATATTCCAGAGTTAAACTGTGCGCTATTGTGCCGAACCAACTTTTAAGACCGAGTGCGTAATCGGCACTTGTAGCAGCAGTCTCGGGGGAAAAATTAGCACCTGAACCTAATACATTAGATAAGGTCAAAAGCATAGGAACGCTTAAATACCCCTCCCTGAATGAGAGAAACTTGTTGGAATTGACTAAACTTGATGTATCAATTACAGAAGTGTTGGAAGCGTAGTTTTGGTTTTGGTTGTCGATTATGTCTAACCAGTCTTTTCTAATGAAAACGGAAGGCGAACCCTCTACCTCTTGGGACAAGTCAAAAACGAGTTTATCACACATATTATAATATTACAAGAGATAAAAATATTGTAATAAAATGAATTTAATTCCCTTAAAGATTGAACTTAATGTTTTGGGGTTTCCTTGATTTCGGTTCGGGACGATGAAGAGTTAAACCTCCTAATTTATCTGTAAGATTTTTGCCTAAACCTTTTCCAAGAATTCCAGCATTTCCTGTTGTTGCTATATAATCATCAATCCCATCATAAGAATTCTGCCCTCCCTTTCCACCATCTAAAAGGGGGACACTACCTGTTCCCTTAATAGAACCCCGAGTTTGATGCGACTTCGTCATAAATTTACCTCCTATACACACTTTCATTATACATATACATAAGAAAATTAAAATTGCTCTTTTTTCTTCGTTAAAGCAATCTTCATATTCTTCAACTTCAACATTCCTAAAAGCAGTTGGTTTAACACACCAACAATCTTCTCATTCTCCTTGATATACTCGTTGTCTGTTCCATTCTTAATATCCGCCATTATGCGTTGTTGCTCTCTGCTAAAATCATCATATACCCTCAATATAGAATGCTCGTTCAATTCAGTATTCATTATATTATACAATTATATAATAAAATAATTTTTAAGATATGTCTTAATTCTCTCCTTTCTCCTTGATGACTAATAAAATCGAAATTGCTGGGTCATTAATCACAATCGGGTTTAAATCTGTGCCTAAAAGGGTTATTCGTAATTGGTTATATGTTCCTTCAATTAGTTTGTTAAATACAAGTTGCGAAGGTCTATCATTAATTAAACCACCTATTGCGACAGATGGAACTACGCTGTAAATAAGACTGCTTAAACTACTATACTGATTATCTATATTACTCATAGATACTAAAATGCTACTGTTGGGTTGAATATCAGGCGATTTCGTTGATAAATAACTAATCGTTCCTCCTGCGGTTTTAGCAATTTTATCTTGGTTCGTTGGGGGGGTGTAAGTATTTGCTACATTTCCGCTGGTCGTAAAACCTGCTACATATCCAAAAATATCATTAATCTTGCTTGGAAGAGTGATGACTGGATTACGGGCAGTTGTGGGAAAACCTGCGAAATTAGCGGGTGCTGTGAAACCAGCAGGTAAAGTAGTCGGGACTAAAAAGGTGTTGATTTGAACGGCATATCTACTTGGATTTACAAGCAATTCAACATAATATACATTTTCTCCACTTCCATTTATTAGGTAATGCCCGTTCGCAATCATAGTGTATTGTAGATATTGATTGATGTTTGAAATCTCTACTAAACTATCGGGTATAAGGACAGTATGAACGGTTGCCGTTCCTCCCACAGTCCATATATAAGTGAATGTGTTGTTTTGTAATCTTGCTGAAATGTTAAACCAAGAGTAATACATACTGACTTGTGATACTGCTATATAACTGTCCTTGAATACGACTGAACCATTAAAATCATATACCAGTTTGTTATTCTCTCCATCGGGAACGATGTTGTTTCGGTTCAATACTATTGTTCTCATTATATATATATGAGATATAATTAATTTACATTTTTCCTTTTTTATCATTTAATGGTTTTCCACCAATATAGATTTTGCTAAATGGATTACAACCCGCTTTCGCAATCATTCCTTCGCCTCTCATACAGCAACCTTCTCCTCTCATACTCTCGGGGACTTGACTACCACCGAACTTAAAATCCCTCAATTCGCTCCTTAATATACGCTTGTCTAAAACGGGTCTTGTTCCTAACATTATATATATACAACATATTTTTAAAATCCTAATGTTGTTAATTCAAAGAGGATTTCTCTTGACTGGGTTTTGGGTATGATATTCTTATGCGTCAATTTCAATAACAGAAGTTTAAACTTTTTTACTAAATCCTTATTGTCGTTTCCTGCTAATATCTGTCCTCGCATTTTCTCAAAATCATCAATTTCCTTATCCAGTTCATTCTTGTTGGGTGCGGGGATAGAGAGGCGGTCAATAATTCTGCTCTCTTTTGCTATACGGTGAAGATATGCTCTTTCAGTATCATCTAATGCTTCAAAATCCTCATAACTGGGGATTGAACCGCCAACTATAAGGCGGACAACATCTCCCAGACGGGACGACACTTTCTCACTTGGGAAATTCACCAAAGTTGAACCTGACGGTCTTTTTAGGGCAATTACATCTTTACTCAATCGGTGCGTATTAATTATATAGCGTCCTATTGGTGCGAACCTTTTGGTTTCCAGTAGTCCCTTGCTGTAATCAATATCCTCTTCGGGAACAATCACATCAATACGCTTTCTTTCTTTTACTGGTTTTGGTTTTCCTTTCGCATTCACTCTGCTCCCTAATCCCTGTCCTTTCATTTGTTTCTCGGGTTTTTGTTTCTCGGGGTCTGCCGTTGTTGTTGCTGTTTCTGCTTCAAGGACTGCTGATGCTACTACTCTTGGTTTGTTCTTACTGCCCTTCGTTCTACCTCCCTTTCCTTTTCCTTTCACTTCCATCAATCGTCCTAAAATTACTTCGGTTTCAGGAGGGACAGAAACCTTACCAACCACATCTCGTAGTGCGTTTGTTAGTGCGTTGCGGTCAGTCGTAGCAATAATACGACCAACCCTATCCAATTGATTATCCATAATGCTCTTGGTGGGGAATTCCTTGAATACATTATTGAGGTCTTCTAAATTCTTCATTCTACTATTTTGGTCGGCATCTCGGTTAATATCATCAACTAATTCGAGTGGGGTTTTTGGGACACTTAAATAAGTTCCTGTGCGGTTCATCACCTCTTTAAAAGTCCTAAAAGGCGGGGTTTGTAAATAATCATTCATACCCGCATTCTTGATATTCTGTTCCACTTTCAAAACAAAACCCTTCAATTGCTCTTCTGTTGCTAATGCTCTTGCGTAGTTTTCAGCATTCATTAAAACTCTCTTACCGCCTGCTTGTTGTTGTCCGCTTTCTACGCCATTTGCTGACGCTGTATCATTCATATACCGCTGTAAAAAGGGAATGAATATCTCTGCGTATATTCCAAAACGATACTTGGGTTTCAATATTGCGTTAATCTCGGTTGCCGTTTGTGCGTAGAAAAGCAACTCATTATCAGTTAATGTTTGTGCTATTTTATTTGCCTCCTGTCCGTCTGCTATATCCATCAGGCGACTTCTTACTTCTACTTTAAGCATTTCAATATCTGCTAATTTCTCGCTTGTAGTCCTAAAATCACTCATTTCAGCGGGGATTACTCCTGTTCGGTTATACAATTTATTCGCTTGAAGGTCTACATCGTTCAACTTCGCGCGAAGCGCCAGATTATTCATATACTGCTCCCTGAATTTTTCAGCGTCGCTGGGGTTCTTATTCGGCATTCCGCTCATATTATAGTATATAGTTAGATAAAAATATAATATAATAAAATTTATTGTATTCCTAAACACT